CTTCATCTTCAGACCTGCCACCTGATCTAGTTGTGTGTAGATAACACCCAAACCAGCACAGGGCTTGCATGATCTTTGGTTAGCAGATTGTGTACCGTCCTTCTTTGTGAAGTAAGACTTGCCAGCACCACCACAAGACCCACACTGTTTGCCCATTGTTTTTCTTTGGGCTGGTGCTAGTCTCTTTATGTGTTCTGTAAATACAGATGGCTTAAGGTTAGGCTTTCTCTTTGGCTTCTTTGCATTGCCTCGAAACTCGTAGCCTATGTTAAATATTCTTTTCCACTCTTTCTTGTTCATCACTTTTCTTGAGTAGAACAAAAGGCTTCGGTCATCTGGGCTGTCTAGATTTATTGGTGTGTCACCCATAACGTCTTGTATAATATATTCTAAATCTATTTTTAAAGACTGTGACTCTTCCATGTATTCTTGTCGCAGTTGCTCCAAGGACTCTGAACATATCTTAAGACCTGTACGCTCTATATCTGTAAGAACGTCAGTAAACTCCATGCTCATTTCAACGACAGGTAATAGACCCATATTTTTCTCCACTCCAATATCCATCTACATAGCCTCCAGTATACGCTAGTCCTGCAAATAATACAAGACCTATACCAAAGACTAATAGTAGAATAGTTTTCATGTTATATCCTTTGGGTAGTAAACTTCCACTATGCTTCTACACTTAGGACAACTAAGGTTCGTAACTATGCAATAGTTCTCATCTTCCTCATCTATATCGTGGTCGCCACCCCAAATTAATTCCGTATTACAGTGCCAGCAGTTCATGCAAAGATACCTGCTAGATACTTATCAAAAGAATCTACACCAAAGTCCTCTAGCTGTTTGTGTGCCAGTGCGCTGGTTATGTCAACGTCTGTTTTGCCATACTCTTCTACAACGTCCCAAGGTATGCTCTCAAACGACACGTTGTCTTTAAGAAAAGGATCGAGCCTTTCTTTATTTTTTCCTGCTATTCCTCTACGCTTGCAACACTCGTCTAATGAGAGAGATTGTTTTTGTCCACGCAGTAAGATGTATTCAGCAACCATAGTATCAAACAGCTTTCCTGTGTAGATAAAGCCACACTCTCTAAGCCACCCTAAGTCAAATTTTAGATTGTGTCCTATTAGTATGTCGGTTTGATCCAACACGCTTTGAAGACTACTAAACGCATCGGGCGTAGGTTGCCTGTCATCGTGGTAGAAGCAGAGGTACTTGCTTTCGTAACCACCCATAAGATAACTTTTGTATCCTACAGAGACAATCTGCTGACCAAAGAAAGGAGAAGTGATCGTCTTCTTGTCGTCATCTAGCTTATATGTAGTTTCGATGTCTAGAACTGTGCTAACTGTTGTCATATGTACGTACCCCTTTCTTGATCTAACATCATTACCATTGACCCATGCCAACCATTTATCTTGTTCTTTGAAAACTTAATGGTTCTAAAACTCCTCGTCTTCTGCAAGACCGATACCTACAATAATGTCTGCCTCGCCAGCCTTGCCAGTACGAGAGTTATCAAGCATAGAGTAGTTAATCTCGTGTCGCCCCTCTGCTTCAAAAGACGCTTGGGATACAGCCCATGTAGCTATGTCGTTGTGCTTAGCTATCTCTCTGGTTCTGCAGTAAAGTTCTTTTAGACGCTCATCACCACGAGTAAACTCGCCATCAATTCGTACCTTATCAAGCTGATCCATAAAAGCTATATCAACAGGGTTTCTGGATACGTAGTCATCAATCTCTCTTATTGACGTACCAACAGACTCGACCACTGTTATGTANGGCTTNAGGTCTTTCTCGAACACAGGGCGAACAGTGTCGATGTTTTCTTTTAGCTCGTGCATATTCATGTTAAAGAANGATTGTACTATTCTTAGCTTAACACGAATNGCTGGTTCTTCNTTAGCCCANTAGACAACATTGTGTCCGTTTCGTATGTACTCAGAGCTAAGCCAACAACTGAATGTAGTCTTACCTATCTCTGGTCTGGCAAATATTATTCCAAAGTTTCCTCTATTGATACCTGCAACATGATCTACTATTCGCCCACCAAATTTAAAATCAGAGGGTGCGGTAGCTCTCTCTATGAGTTCGTCAACTCCAGCGTCTATGATTGAGTAGGTTTCAGAGAAATTCTTTTCATTGTCTTTTAGTTCCTCTACGTTTCGATAGAGAACACCAATGTCATTTTTTTTACCAAGGTATATTTCTAATGCTTCTTCTCCTACTTGCTTGGCTTTCGTCCTTTTCCAGAAAGAGTGTACGATATCTTCTACTATTTCTGGGTTTGTCACTATATCTTTTAGCTTATTTATTTCTGCTTCAATTTTTGTTCTGGTAGATTCTGGAAGCGCAGGAAATTTTTCTCTATGCGCTATCAGCAGATCATCTACAGAAATGTCAGTCTTGTACTTGTCCTGACAAAAATGAACTGTGTCTACGATTGTTGAAAGATCTCTTGGAAAAAAATCTTTGTTGACCATTCCCGATATCTTTCCGTACACTTCATTGTCTAAGCATACTTTTAAAACTTGTCTATCCAATAAACTCATATCATCCTCAATATAGCTGTTAAAAGAAGTACAACAGAAACACTGCTCGTACATAAGAGCGCACGANCATGCCATAACCAACCNACNACACCCCACCCTANCATNCCNAAGAANGACANAAAAATGTCNTAGTCTACAAGACCAGATGCTCTGCAAGCTATTGCAAGTATTAATAAAATTGAAGCNCACCACTTTATGTACCAACTNAGGTCATATAATGGTGTGACTTTCATAGCTGCAACAACTTCCTTACATCAGCATCATTGTCAATATTTTTTATGTCGGTTTCCAGTATGACCATATTGACATTTTCTACTTGTAAACGAATATCGCTTATCATGTCAAATGCCTTAACTGTGGCATCACGATCAAGAGCGATAGTTATCTTAGAATAGTCTGTCAGAAAACTTAGCGCACCTTCAAACAGATGTGTACCTAGAAGAGCAATGCCAGTTACAAGATGTCCTATTCTTGTCGCTGATGCACAGTCCTCTACAACAACACCATGATCTGAAGTACCGCAAATAAATGGCATTTTTTCTGCTCCGTATCTATACCATTTTGGTCGAGTCTCTTTTCGTAGTGACCTTCCAGCACCATCTACTACTTTGCCAGAATTGTCAGTTACACAAAACACAACCCTATCTTTTTTGTAATCATAGCGAATGTCAGCTAACTTGTCAACATAAGCTTTCTCGCAGAACACAGTGTCCAGATATCTTAGTGCTGTGTAGGGAAAATTGTCACGCCTCATTGTCAAAGTAAAATCCGTTTTTGTCGGAATAACTTCCCTGTTGGCTGAAGAAAAACTTTCAGCACTTAACCCTTTTGTTACCATGCCACTGGTTCTGCAGTCAGCATGAAAGCAGTTGTACTTTATGCAGTCGGTAAAGTCGGTGATGCTGAACGTGTTGTGTCCCTCGCACACAGGGCAGTCGGTTCTTAGTCGCCCACCCTTGTACAAGTTTACGCCACCGATAAACGTAGCTACATAATCCTCAGTCATAGCTGACTCTTTCTTGTGCAACACAGATTGTATCGTTGTGCGCTCCNCCATGAGACACTAANANTATCTCTCTNGTNTCAAAGCCTTTCTTTCCTACACCCATACTGTTCCACCCAAAGGACAATACCATACTGCCAACAGGGACTAGGTATCGTATTCGTTCTTTTATTTTTGTGTAGAAAGAAGATTGTGTATCCTGTTGTGTTGTTTTTATTCCTACAGCAGAATAACATTCACTGATCTGTCTTGGGCTATAGGGTGGATCGTAGATAACCAAGTCTGCTTTTACACGCAGTTGAATAAGCTTATCCAAGAAGTCCTCTGCCCTCATATGATAATCAGTATCGCACTCTGGATTAAGGTCGTTGGTAATTGTACCTAGCTTACAGTCCTTAGCAAAAGGATCAACTATAATTGCCTGATTGTTTATCGGCTCGATAAGATTGATCCAAGACTCTGTAAACTCTTTTATTGGCTTAATGGACATTGTGTCCGAATTAGGCATTGCAAATGTCTGGCTAAAATCAGTCATCGCCATTCCCCATTGATTCAAGAACTCTAGCTACGTAGACATTTTCTACGCCATTGTCGGCAGTTGCCTTAATCAAATCATTAAACGCTTTTTCTGCCTTTTCCCTGTCCTCAAATGTTTGAAACTTTTGCACTGATTTTGTAGAACCCTGTCGAGTTCTTTCAATGCTTGTCCAACAAACAATATGTTTACAATATATAGCTTTATTTTGTGGTTCCAATATTAGCTCCTGTATTGGTTAGTAGGGTTTACCGCCTCCAGCGGTNCCCCCTCATAGCATGGATTTTTATGCCTGTCAAGTAAAAAAAATAACTTGACACTAAAAAAATAATTCTGTAAATTAGTTTAACATTTAATTTAATGGAGTGCAAGATGTTTAATTCTTTTACAGTTTCTAAACAGGACGATGCAGTAACCGAAAGAATAATTGTCGGTGCTGTTAAAGATAAATTTTTTTCTATAGAGTTTGTTAAGGCTGATGGCTCTAAGCGAACTATCAATGGTAGGCTAGGTGTAAAAAAACATTTGAAGGGTGGAAGGGACTGCAATGCTATTCTCGTTCCAAAACATCTTACTGTTTATGATATGCAGAAAAAGGGCTACAGAAATGTAAATCTTTCTACTGTCAAAACTCTTAGAGTTAGCAACTGCACATATAAGTTTGCATAATGGCTAAAAAGAAAAGACGTTTTGAGTGGACTACTCGCCCTGATGGTAAGAGAGAGCGTTGGGAATTTCGTTCTGATATTTCTCTAGGTATAATAAAAAAAGAAGAGGCACAGAAATATCCGCACTTGCGTAGACGAATGAGATGGGTTATAACTGAAGTGAAAGANAAATGGGAGCNAACATGAACATCTTTTATTTACATTCAGATCCAAAAACTTGTGCATCTATGCACTGTGATAAACACGTTGTCAAAATGATACTGGAGACAGCACAAATGCTTTCGACTGCACACCATGAGTTAGATGGTGAAGAAGCTATCGAAGGAATATATAGAACTACGCATAAAAATCACCCATCAAATGTATGGGTTAGAGAAAATTATGGTAACTACTATTATGCATGGTCACTCTTATATTACTTGTTAAAAGAGTATGGTAAAAGGTATGGTAAAATTCACGCAACTCACCGATTACTTGAGCCTTTAAAAACTCGCCCTAAAAATTTAGATATAACCCCGACTCCAACAGAACCGCCACAATGTATGCCAGATGAATACAAGGTGGANGGCGACAGCGTACAAGCCTATCGTAATTATTATCTAGGTGAAAAAACTTTTGCCAAATGGCAGTACACCCCACCACCTAATTGGTGGCAACAAGAAGGAGAAACAGCATGAGTAAAAAAACACATCAAGGTTTGCTTACCAGTAAAAAGAAAAGAGCTAGAACAAAGAAGGGTACTTATAAAGCAGACAACCCTAAAACTAAAACTATCAACGAAGCTTATGTTTCTAGTGTTTTGGAAGGCTATCAAAATACCATGAGACAGTTCTTTACTCTGTACTGAGAAAAAAGATGTTGACAATATTTTTCGTTGGGTATATGGTGTGGTCATCTTTACCTTTACTTGATATATTACTTTATACAGGAGCACAGTAATATGGGAAAAATGAAAGACAAACAGCTACACGATCTAGCTGAAAAAATAGGCGAAAAAGTAGCACTTGAACTTGATCCAGCCTTAGATCGAATACTAGACGATCTTCCTTACGAACAAACGCCTTGGGCTTTAAGCACCATACTTCATTTGGTTATGCACAGAGTATGGGAAACTTGTCCCGATGGTATGTACGCTACTTCAATGATTGTAGGTACGCACGATGAAATCTTAAATTATTATCTTCAAAAGAGACATGAACAAGAAACAGAAGAACTTGCTGATCTTGAGACTGATTCCAGTGAAGCGATACATTAATAAAAGATTCCTAGATAGATACGTTTTTCCATCTTTTATTATATTTAACGTACTTCTAATTTTTGCTATTGTCTTTGTAGCATTTGACACTCGACATCATGGCATGATAGTTATTGATATGCCAAAGGAGCAGAAATGAAAAATTTACTGATATTCAACGATAGCCACAGAAGCGATGGTTTTGTGGATGGTGTTAAGCTTATTAATAAGCAACTAGAAAAACATGAGCTACGGGTTAAACTACAATTCATAGAAGACTTCGAGAGTGATGAAGGAGAATATGCATGGTATGTAACTGTAGTGCCTGATGATCTTCCAGATGGATATAAATCAATGAATGCTTTTCTTCCTATAACTAGGAGAGAAGAGGATGGATAAGACATACCGCTACCAAGCTATGACTATATCCAAACCTACTGGAACAACGTATTGGAATAAATCTAAACCTACGTTGGAACAAGTTTACAGACATTTGGATAGATACTGCCACAAGTATTGTGATGTTCTTATNTACAAATATGAAGTTGAGTATGTTGAACAGTCGGACGCAAANCCTACTAGCTATACAACAAAGTTTGGCATGGAACATTATGATGAACCAGAGGAATGGAATGCTGTAGGTGATATAAAATTTATTGAAATGTATGAAGGCTTCTATCCTAGAGTGCAACCTCTAGCTGAAATTGTACCAGACCACGAAGGAGACAGAGCATGAGTAATCCGACATATGAAAAAAGAACTGATCAAGAATATACTGTAGGTGTATGGGATATGACATTCTACAAAATTGATGTAGAAACTGGTGAACCATTACAAAACAAGGATGGAACCACAAAAGTATTCTACTCTAATAACATAGATGCTGGCTATTGGGCTGAGGGAATTGATCCCGATGACTTGATAGAAATGGAGGGACAAGATTACAGTCCAGATACACACCATATTGATAATCCTATACAAACAAAATTACAGGAGGTAATATTTGATTTGTATGATAACAAGCAGAAAGGTTTTTTTCACCTCTCTGATCTAGCACAGAAACTTGAAGAGATTGAAGTTGAACTCTTTAAAGTAAAGGAGGGACAAGATGATTGAGCCGTTACCACCAGTACCACCAGCACCACCTTTGTCAGTCTATTACGAAAATAGAATAGCTACAGAAAAGCTGCATCGTGTCATTTCTATTACGTCAACGCCACATCTTGTCTACGATAGAAAT